TGGAGAAAAAGGTTCTGGAGCAGTACATAGACGCATGCGAGCTGATCAAAGAGACGGAAAAGGACATTAGACGGCTGAAAAAGAAGCGGCAGACCATCGTGCAGACGAACGTGTCCGGGAGCAATCCGGAATTTCCGTACAATCCGCAGCACTTTAAGATCGCTGGGACGGCGTTTACGTATGAGGAGGACTCGCGCCTGCGGTACGAGGAGAAGATTCTGGAGGAGCGTCGGGAGAACGCCCAGCGGCTGAAAGTGGAGGTGGAGCAGTGGATGAACCACATCCCGCAGAGAATGCAGCGGATCATCAAGTACAGAGTCTTCGAGGATATGAGCTGGAGCCAGGTGGCGGTAAAGCTCGGAAGAAAAGCCTCTGCAGAGGGAATTCGGAAGGAATTTGACAGATTTATGGAAAAAAATTAAAGTTTGTCCGAAATGTCCACAATGTCCGTTTTCAAAATGTTATAGTGTATCATGGAAGAACGGCAGGAAGGGTTTCATCTTTTCTTTACCTCCTTGTGAATGTATTTTGAGCGGCGGTCAGGTGTCACAGCCTGGCCGTTGAATTGGGCGGCATCAGCCCATGGAAAAAGTCCGAATGATGCACGGTGCAGATTGGTACCATGCACCTATTGGAACGTAGCTCAAGGAGAGCGCAGAGACGCAGGCACGAGGCGCAGGTTCGAATCCTGCCGTTCCAACTCTCCAGTGGATGGAGATTCTCCGATTTGTTACTCTTATACAAGGATTCCTCGCAGAGATGCGGGGAATTTTTGCGTGCAGAAGCAGAAAGGCGGTGTTGCAGGATGGCAAAATTGACTGCAAAGCAGCAGAGATTTGTTGAGGAGTATCTGATCGACCTGAATGCAACGCAGGCCGCGATCAGAGCTGGCTATAAAGCAGGAAACTCACAAAGAGCCAGCGAAATAGGAAATGAATTACTCCAGAAAACTCCAGTTTCAGAAGCGATTCAGCAGGCAATGGCCGAAAGGTCAAAAAGGACAGGTATCAACCAAGACAGAGTAATCCAAGAACTGGCGCGAATAGCTTTTGTGAATCCGCAAAAAGTAATCAATTCTGAAGATGCTTCTATTCGAGCAGATGCCACAGAAGATGATTTGGCATGTATTCAGTCAGTAAAAGTTAAAACTATGGATGGTGAAAAAGGATCGTCAGTTGAAAGGGAAGTCCGATTAAATGATAAGATGAGAGCACTGGAGCTTCTTGGAAAACACCTTGGTATGTTCAAGGATAAGTTGAGCTGGATACAGATATGGATCTCAACATCACAATTAATTACGGAGAGGACGATTCCGGATGAACATAAACGTCCAGATGAACCCAGGCTTCAAAGAAGTTGACCGCAGCCGAAAACGGTATATTGTTATGAAAGGCTCTGCCGGATCAGGAAAGAGTGTTGATACGGCGCAGAATTATATCCTGCGGCTGATGCAGGATCCGGGAAGAAATCTTCTATGCGTTCGAAAGGCGGACGTGACAAACAGGGATAGCACTTTTGCAGAATTGCAGGGTGCTATTTTTCGTATGTTTGGGGAGCAGTATAAGAGATATTGGCACATCAACAGCTCCAACATGATTATGGAGTGTAAGATCAACCGGAATCAGATCATTTTCCGTGGAGTCAATGATGAGAAACAGCGTGAAAAGCTGAAATCCATTACTTTCAAGCGTGGAAAGTTGACCGATGTGTGGATTGAAGAAGCCACGGAAATTACGCAGGCGGACTTCGAGATCATTGATGACCGTCTCCGTGGTGAACTGCCGGATGGACAGTTCTATCAAATCCGGATGACGTTCAACCCGGTATCGGCGTATCACTGGATTAAGCGTGTGTTCTTTGACCGGTCAGATCCGGATGTTCTGACACATCAGTCAACCTACGAGCAGAACCGCTTTATCGATGATGCTACCGAAGACGTATGATGCGGCGTAAGGAAGTGGATCCAGAGGGGTATCGGGTGTATGGCTGGGGAATGGGCGAGGTCGCCGGACTGATCCTCAAAAACTATGTTGTCGAAGAATTTGACTGTTCACCGGAACGATTCGATTACATGGTCAATGCACAGGATTTCGGATTCAATCACGCCAATTGCATCGGTGAGGTTGGCTTTAAGGATGGTGAGTTGTATCTATGCCGGGAACTGTACGTGTATGAGATGGACACGGACGAGATCATCCGGCTGGCGGAGGGGCAGTTCAACAAGCGCCTGCGCATGTGGTGCGATTCTGCGGAGCCGGACCGTATCAAGATGTGGCAGAAGGCGGGATACCGCGCAAAAGGCGTGCAGAAGGAGCCGAACAGCGTGCATGCCCAGATAGATTACCTGAAACAGCACAGAATCCATATTTACCCGTCCTGCGTCAATACAATAAAAGAAATTCAGCAATGGAAGTGGAAGAAGGATGAGCGTACCAACACTTATCTCGAAGAGCCAGTTCCATTTTTTGATGATGCCATGGCGATGCTTCGATACTCCATTGAGGAAGAACGCAAGGCGAAACCACGGCTGAACAGAAAGGTGAAAGGAGGGATATAGAAGTGCGAACGAATTTGTATAGCTACCGTCGGAAGAGACGCTGACAGATGCCAAATTGAACGAATTTATCATGCGGCATTCCGGAGAGTGCGCATTTAGATACAGCATGCTGCAGGAGGCCTACGAGACGGATTACCCGATCCTGCATGAGCCGTTAAAGCCCAAGTGGAAGCCGGACAACCGGATCATGGTCAACTTTGCGAAATACATCGTGGATACGATGAACGGCTTCTTCATCGGGCATCCGATCAAACTGCAGGTAGACGATGGAAACGAAGCGGTTGAGAAATATGTTGATTTTCTGGATCAGTATAATGATCAGGACGATAACAATGCCGAACTGTCCAAGATCTGCAGTATCTTCGGCAAAGGCTATGAAATGTATTACGTAGATGAGAACGGAAATATCGGTATCACCTATCTGAGCCCGCTGGATGCATTCATGATCTACGACGATTCCGTGCTGGAAAGGGAACGATATTTCGTGCGGCTGTATTACGATTCGAATCAGATCCTTCATGGAAGCGTATCGGACGAGACGAAGGTCCGCTGGTTTACAATCAAAGGAAAATTACTCTGGGATGCAGACGAGAAGATACACGGCTTCGACGGCGTTCCGGCATCGGAGTACGTAGAAAACAAGGAGCGTATGGGAATCTTCGAGCCGGTCCTTACGATGATTAATGCATACAACAAGGCGATCAGCGAGAAAGCCAATGATGTTGACTATTTCGCGGATGCCTATCTCAAGGTTCTTGGTTCCAAGCTGGAAGAAGACGATGTGGCGCATATCCGGATGACAGAATCATTAATTTCGACGGGGACACCGAACGGTTGATTGTCGAATTTCTTCAGAAACCGGATGGTGATACCACGCAGGAGCATCTGATCGATCGTCTGGAAAAGCTCATTTTCCATATCAGCATGGTGGCCAATATCTCGGATGAGAATTTTGGCACCAGTTCCGGCATCGCCATGAAATATAGCTGCAGGCAATGAGTAACTTGGAAAAAACGAAAAGAAGCGGAAATTTACCAGCGGAATGAACCGGAGGTATCGTCTGATTTTCTCAAATCCGGTCTCAGGAATGAAAAAAGATGACTGGGTGAAGATCCATCCACATTTTACACCAAATTTCCCGGCAAACCTGCAGGAAGAGGCAGAGATCGCGAAGAATCTGGAAGGTGTGGTCAGCCAGGAAACACAGCTCGGGGTGCTGTCTATTGTGGACAATGTACAGGATGAAATCAAGAAAATTGATACCGATCAGAACAAGGTGAGAGCGGATCCAGTGATGAAGCAGATGTTTGGCGGCGGTGGACAGGATGACGAGTAAGGAATACTGGCAGAAACGTGAGACGGAACATGCCAAGAAGAATAAGATGTCTGAGCAGACCTATGCAGAAGAGATCCGGAAGACCTATGCGTATATGGCGGATCAGATTCAGAAGGAAATCGATGGATTTTACGCAAAATACGCCAATGCTGAGAAGATTTCGCTGGCAGAAGCAAAGAGAAGGGTTTCCAAGCTCGATATCGAAGAGTATGGCAGGAAAGCGGCGAAATACGTCAAAGAAAAAGATTTTTCCGACCAGGCGAATGAAGAGATGCGGCTGTACAATGCAACCATGAAGATCAACCGTCTGGAACTGCTGAAAGCCAATATCGGGCTGGAAATGGTATCCGGTTTCGATGAACTGCAGAAATATTTTGACAAGACGCTGACACAGCAGACAATAGAAGAATTTCGCAGGCAGGCGGGTATTCTTGGCAATTCCGTGCAGGAAAATGGGAAAATGGCGCGGGCAATTGTCGATGCGTCATTCCACAACGCCACTTATTCCGATCGAATCTGGCTGTATCAGGATATGCTGAAAGCAGAGCTGGACAAGCTGCTGAAAACAGGGCTAATCCAGGGCAAGAACCGCGGGAGCTTGCGGTGCACCTGCAGAAACGCTTCGGTGCAAGTCGGGAGGATGCAGAGCGGCTCATGGTCACGGAGCTTGCCAGAGTCCAGACAGAAGCGCAGAAGCAGTCCTATATTCGAAATGGATTCGAAGAGTATACATACGTTGCCTGCGGGAATGCAGATGTCTGCGAGCGGTGCCAGGCGTTGGATGGTAAGCATTTCAAAGTGCAGGATATGATGCCGGGAACGAACGCGCCGCCGATGCATCCACGGTGCCACTGCTCCACGGCAGCCTATGAAGACAGTGCAGAATATGAGAAATGGTTGGACTTTCTGGAGCAGGGTGGTACACAGAAGAATGGGAAGCATCGAAAAACAGAAAGGCAAGATATAAAGACAACGAAGGAATATTCCAAACATTGGATGGCAGATCAAAGGGGCGAGACGTTATCAAACCTCGAAATATCATGAAAGAAATGAAAAAGTCCAGCATCGGAACGGAAATGTTGGAATATCTTCAGGAAAATGATATTCAAATAAAGGTATGGTACGGAGTTGATGTCGACGAGGGACTGGACGGACTTTTCGAAGATGGTGAAATCAACATTTATGCTGATAACACCAAAACGGTTCGTGAGACAGCTATTACAGTGATTCACGAGGCCACACATGCCAAAATCAACAAGCCAAATACCAAAAGTCAAGAACTGCAATGCTATGTGAACGAGTACAGGCATCAAAACATTGAATTGACAGAGAAAGTGCTCCAGGATATAATTAATCATATAAATGATAAATATCCGAATCTGAAATGGGAGTGATTGTTTATGACGAATACTCTGAATATTCCGCCTCATGAGAGAGTAAAGCTCTTGAGGAAAGGCGAAAAAGTTTTGTGCAAAAAATGTAAAACAGGAATCATGATTCCTGTTGGCGACCGTGAAAAAACCAATACTTTTTACTGTGATTCTTGCAAGAATCAGTTAATTATCAACTGATGATAAGGAGACAGGACAAATGGCTCAGAATGATTATTTCGTGATTGTATACCAGGTACTGAAATATCTGTATGAATGCTTGAAAAAGGGTGAAAAACCAGAAGCGTGTTACCTTACAGCATCAGCTTATAATATTCCTGAGAATTATTGGCAGTATATCATTTTAAGCCTGATTACGGAAGAATATGTAAAAGGCATTGCTGTTAATCATACGAAAGATGGCGTTCTTTTAGGCGATCTGCCGGATGCTATTATCACGCCCAAAGGTATTTCATATCTGTTTGAGAATTCATTGATCGAAAAGGCAAAAAGGACATTGAAAGACGTAAAAGAAATGGTTCCATTTGTATAATTAACCACCAGTCGAGAGGCCGGTGGTATTTTTATACACATTTTTAAGAAAGGACAAGGTGAAATATGATTATCACAGGAATGGCACATTTCGAGAGTGTAGCACAGAAGAAACTCGTTGAATGGTACCACAAGAACAGACCGGAGGTTCAGATCGACCTTGGAAATGTATTCGTGGTATGGTCATGCAAAACACTCCAGAATTACAAGTGCCTTGCATCTACGACTATCAGCGGAGATGGCATCTATGCTGAGTACACCTATAACGGGGACAAGCAGGAACTCTACGAAGATGTATACGGTAAAATAACTAATACATGCCATACAGAAGAATAGGAGGTACAAGACCATGAAGAAACTTTTTATTTCTCAGCCAATGAAAGGAAAGTCTGATGCAGACATCCTTGCAGAACGTAAGAAAGCAATCAAGAGTGCAGAAGAGAAGATCGGAGAGCCAGTAGAGGTTATTGATTCTTTCTTCCAGGAAGCTCCGGTGGATGCAAAGCCACTCTGGTTCCTTGGAAAATCCCTGGAACTTCTGGCTGGTGCTGACATTGCCTACTTTGCGAAAGGCTGGCAGGATGCCAGAGGGTGCAAGATCGAAAATACATGTGCTATTGAGTACGGTATTCCGGTCATTGAAGATTACACAGCAGAGTAGAAAAGCGGTGATCCATACATCTCCCACCGGCAGGAAACAGCCGGAATGAAAGGATGTGATGACTGTTGATTGATGTAACGGTAAGAAAAGACCGATTGACTGTGTCCGGTCATGCAATGTACGCACCACATGGGCAGGATATTGTCTGTGCGGGTGTTTCCAGCCTTGTGCGGACGCTGATCCGCTCGATTGAGGATCTGACAAGGGATGAAATAGAATACAAAGTATCGCCCGGATGGGTTGATATACAGTATGGGAATCTATCGGAGAAAGCAAGAACTCTGATGGATTCCTTTTTTGTCGGCATCTGTCTGATGGCCAATGAATTTCCGGAGTATGTCCGGATCGTGTAACCGATGTGACCGGAATGTCGTTAAACTATGATTCTGGAGCAACGGCACGGGGCTATTACAGAACGGGACGGGGCAGAAAGGACCGAACATGAAGTATAAAAACAATCGTTGGAGATCTCCAATGATCAACCTGCAGTTATTTGCAGAAGGCGAAGGAAACGACAATGGAGCCGGAAACGGAGACGATGGCGGAGCTGGAGCAGGTTCTGGAGATGGCGGCAATGAGATGTCGTTTGATGATTTTCTGGGGCAGGCAGAGAATCGCGCGGAGTTCGACCGCAGAGTGCAGAAAGCGATAAATACAGCAGTGACCAAAGCGCAGGAAAAGTGGCAGGCACTGACTGATGATAAGCTTTCAGAGGCGGAAAAGCTGGCGAAGATGACAAAGGAAGAGAAAGCGGAGTATAAAACCGGAAGTTGGAAAAGGAACTGGCAGATCTGAAACGGCAGAATTCGCTCTCGGAAATGTCAAAGACGGCCAGAAAGATGCTGGCAGATGAAGAAATCAACATCCCGGATGAACTTCTGGCACATCTGGTATCGGAAAGCGCTGAGGATACCAAGACGGCAGTCGAAGCTTTCACAAAGATGTACAAGGATGCAGTACAGGCTGCCGTAAAAGATGCCTGAAAGGAAATACCCCAAAGCGGATCCGGCGGAAAAGGCGCTGTGACAAAAGAACAGATTCTTGCAGTCAGCAACCCAATTGAACGGCAGCGGCTGATTGCGGAAAATATTGCATTATTTCAGTAGGAGGAAAACAGCATGCATAGAATTGGAAAATTAGGGCTGCAGGTATTTGCGGTACCGGATAACATGACAGGTCAGGCACAGATCCAGGTAAAAGCCCGCGAGATTGATTTCGTAACATCTTTCGGTAAAAACATTCAGGCGCTGCTTGACGTCCTGGGCATTATCCGAATGATCAAGAAAGATAACAACACCGTTTTAAAGACAAAAAAGGTGACAGGAAATCTGCAGTCCGGTGAGGTCGCAGAGGGCGAAGAGATCCCGTACTCCCAGTACGCTGTGGAAGAAATTCCGTTTGATACTATTAAAATCAGCAAGTATCGTAAGGGAGTAACCCTGGAGGCAATCGCGGAAAAGGGATATGATGCCGCAGTACAGGATACCGACGAAGAGTTCAAAACCGATCTGCAGAACGTTGTCATGGATAAGCTGTACGCACAGCTGAAAGCAGGTTCTCTGACTGGCCATGAAAGCACTTGGCAGATGGCGGTTGCTATGGCAATCGGAAAGGTTAAAGATAAGTTCAAAAAGATGAGAAGAACGGCTACCGGCGTAGCAGTATGGGTAAATACACTGGATGTGTATAAATATGTCGGTGCCGCGGATATCTCCCTGCAGACAGCGTTCGGCTTTGAGTACATGAAGAAATTCCTTGGCGCTGATGTTGTCTTCGTAAGCTCTGAAATCCCGGAAAACGTCGTCATTGCTACTCCACTCAACAACATCATCGGATATTACATCGATCCGGGCGACTCTGAGTTCGTAAAAGCTGGCCTCAGCTATACAACGGACCCGACTACTCATTTTATCGGTTTCCATGCACAGTACCTACGAGAGAGCAATTTCGGATCTGTACGCTATTATGGGTCTGCGCTTATTCTGTGAGTACCTGGATGCCATCGCCTACATCTCCGTTGGTGGCGCGGATACACAGACTCTTGGAAAACTGACCGTAACGGCGGCAGAAGGATCTGAAACAGGAAAAACAAAGATCTCCGTAAAAGAGCAGCTGATGTCTATGAAAAACTGCTGGAAGTATAAAGATGCGGCATCCGCGACTGCCGTGAAATACGGCGATGACGTGAAAAACTGGAGCAAATGGATGGAGAATCCGAAATCGCATCTACAGCAACCCATCACATCACGCTGGTTGAGTGTGATCAGAACTATAAAGCAGTCCGTTCTGGCGATGTAACAGTAGCTGTGAAAAGCTGAGAAAGGGTGATGGTATATGTACAGAGTAATCGAGTATTTTACTGATTTGCAGGACGATGACCATGAATACAGAACAGGCGATATCTTCCCGCGTGAGGGGCTTAAGGTATCCGAAGCCCGACTGGCAGAGCTTGCATCTGCTGAAAATCTGCGTGGTATCCCGCTGATCGAGCTGGTGGAGCCGGAAAAGGCAGGCAAAGGGAAAAGCAAGAATAAGGCAGTAGATTCCTTGGCAGAGTAGGAGGCAGCTATGATCGAAGATCTGAAACTGCTTCTTGGACTGGAAGATACAGACAAAAAGACAGAACAGCAGTTACAGCTGATTCTGAATGCCACAAAACAGCGGCTGAAATTTCTTCTTGGCGGTCTGGAGCCGCCGGAAGAGATGGAATACATCATATTGGATGTTTCAGTCATTCGATTCAACCGGATCGGCTCGGAAGGGCTCTCCTCTCACAGTGTTGAGGGCGAAAGCTTTCCTGGTCAGAAAATGATTTTGCCGGGTACATGGATGATATTCAGTCCTATCTGGACAGCCAGCGGGAGGCAAGAAAGGGAAAGGTAAAGTTTCTGTGAGATATGATACACCAGTTTTCTTCCAACGGGTCCTGCCGGGCGAATATGATTCGAAAACCGGAAACTATGCTGCAGACCAGGTCACAGAGGTGCAGAAAATGGCTTCTGTGATGGATACGAGGGCAGAGATCATGCAGATCGTATACGGAGGAATCCGTCAGGGCAGCGTGACCGTACAGCTTCAAAATCATTACCAGAAGCCGTTTGACCGGATCCGGATCGGGAACACAACCTATAGAGTGGACTATACGCGGAAACTTCGCGTGAAACAGACTTTTATTCTGTCGGAGGTGGTCTGATGCCGAAAATCAAGCTGGAAGGAATGGAGAAACTGCAGGTCAAATTGAAGAAAAACGTGCAGATGAGTGATATTAAGCGGGTGGTAAAGGAAAACGGAAAAGCTTTGCAGGAGGCGTCACAGAGAAAAGCGCCAGTGGATACCGGTACACTGAAACGGAGTATTGGTCTTGAGATCCGAGATGGCGGTCTTACGGCTGAAGTGGAGCCAACAGCAGAATATGCGGCATACGTGAGTATGGAACTCGGTACATGAGTGCACAGCCATATATGCGTCCTTCCTACACAGCGCAGAAAGAGAAGTTCAAATCCGATTTGAAAAAGCTTACGAGGTGACATCATGGACCCACAGCAGGAATTATTCAGTGCGTTGCTTCTGGAATTAAAAAAACAGTATCCAGACGGTGTGTATGACACGTTTTTACCGCCGGAAGGTACGCCATACCCGTTTATCTATCTGGCGGACAGTGACTTGAATGATCGGGCCAACAAAACGGCTGTATTCGGCACTGTAAGTCAGACAATCCACGTTTGGCACGACAATCCGCGGCAGCGCGGCACAGTTTCGCAGATGCTTCTGCAGATCAAGCAGGTTTGCAGACATCTGGAACATACCGGCAACTTTTCCTGGTCCGTGCAGGACTTAAATCAGAGAATATTGCCGGACACAACCACCAACCAGCCACTTCTTCACGGTATCGTGGAAGTGACTTTTTTTATTTAGTTAGGAGAACAGCATGAGAAAAACAATTGATTTACAGTTATTCGCAGATGCGGTACGTGGTAAAAAGATCGTTTATCTGTACCGCCTTAAAAAAGATGCGGCTAAAAATGCAGCTACAGCATTAGCGTTTACGACAGAGAACGGCAGAACGACAAGCAAAGATGCCGATACCACAGAGACAAAGGATGGCACGATCCGTACCCCGGGAGCAGCCGAGGTTGAGATTACGGCAACCAGTATTCTTGCCAAGGGCGACACACTGATCGACTCTCTTGAAGATGCCATGATCAATGATGAACTGGTCGAGATCTGGGAAGCAAATCTGGATGATCCAGCATCCGGCGGAAGCAATAAATTTAAAGGAAAATACTTCCAGGGCTATGTGACGGAGGTAGAAAAGACTTCAAACGCCGAAGATATGGTGGAGGTGTCTCTTACCTTTGGTGTCAATGGAACCGGTCAGAAAGGTGATGTAACCGTAACGACCGCGCAGCAGGAAATAGCAGCTTACGTATTTACAGATACGACAAAAACAGGAGCGTAAAAGTGTTGAGGGCGAGAAATCGTCCTCTTTTTGAATAGTAAAGGAGAAAAACGATATGGAACTTACAATCAACGGACAGGTGTATCAGTTTAATTTTGGCATGGGATTCATGAGAGAAATGAACAAGAAAGTAAGCATGCCGGTAGACGGAGTAAAAGATGCCAAGAAGAATATTGGCCTGAGATACGCTGTGGCAGGGATCATGGACGGAGATGTAGAGGCTCTTGAGGATCTGTTACTCGTAGCTAATAAAGGGCAGAATCCGAGAGCAACTACAGAAATTCTGGATGAATATATTGATGATCCGGATACCGATATCAATCAGCTCTTCGAAGATACGATGGGTTTCTTAAAGAGTGCAAATGCTACGAAGAAATGCGTCCAGAATCTCGAGAAGACGATCGAGGAAGAAAAAGCGAAGAAGTAGGCGATATAACTCATGAAGAGGCGAGCTTCGAAGAACAATACCGGGAAGCTGCAATCAGCTGCTTCCGGTATTTGGGATTCACATCGTTTGAGCAGGTTGATCGTCTGACGATAGCACAGTACGAAATTATGATGGAAGCGCTGAGATATCGGATAGTAGACGACGAATACAGGGCACATCGGCAAGCCTTTCTGAATTTTGCTGCCCAGGCGCAGAAAAAATCTGGGAAGAAAACAGTGCCAGTATACAAAAGATTCCGAAATTTCTTCGACTATGAAAAAGAATTAAAAAATGTGAAGGAAAAGAAACATAAGAAGAGCGATCCGCGTTTTGTTGGAATATCCAAGTTGTTAAAGAAAGGAGGGCGAACAGATGGCAGAATCTTATAGCGTAAAAGCGGTTTTGTGCGCGGAAGATAAAAACTTCTCGTCAATGATGAAATCATGTAGCAGTTATGCTGATAATCTGAAAAATACGCTTACAAGTGGAATTGGGATTTGGTGCTATGGCGGCGATTGGATCCAAGGCAGTCTCGGCAATCGGAAGCGGACTGAAAAGCTTGACTGCTGGTGCAATAAGCGCTGGCGCGAATTTTGAGAATGCTATGTCGTCTGTAGCAGCTATTTCCGGAGCTACAGGATCCGACTTTGATAGACTGTCTGAAAAGGCAAAACAGCTTGGAAAATCCACGCAGTACACCGCAAGCGAGACAGCTTCTGCGATGGAGTATATGGCAATGGCCGGCTGGAAAACTGAGGATATGTTAAATGGAATCGAAGGTGTAATGGATCTAGCCGCAGCGTCGGGAGAAGATTTGGCAGGCGTTTCTGACATTGTAACAGATGCGATGACAGCGTTCGGCTTATCAGCAGATGGCACAACCAAAATTATTAAAGATGGTTTTACGAAAGAAGTTTCTAACGCTTCACATTTTGCTGACGTTCTTGCAGCGGCTTCGGCCAATTCCAATACAAATGTTGCCATGTTGGGTGAATCATTTAAATATGCGGCTCCGGTAGCTGGATCGTTAGGCTATAGTGTAGAAGATACAGCCATCGCTCTCGGTCTCATGGCTTCATCAGGATTGAAAAGCAGCATGGCCGGAAGTAGCCTTCGAACTATTCTGACGAATCTTGCAAAGCCAACAGATGATATCAGTGACGCAATGGATTATTTGGGCATATCGTTGCAGAATGGTGATGGCTCGATGAAGTCTCTGATGGACATTGTAACCGATCTGCGCGGTGCATTTGGACAATGCAAAATGCCAATGGATCAGTTCCAAGAGAACCTTGCAAAACTTGACGAAAAGTATGCCAATGGAGAGCTGACAGAAAAGAAGTATAATGAAGCATTAGCAGATTTAACGGAAAAGGCTTATGGAGCAGAGGGAGCGTTAAAGGCCAAATACGCTGCTACGTTAGCTGGAAAAGAGGGTATGTCAGGTCTGCTTTCAATCGTGAGTGCGGCACCAGAGGATTTTGACAAGTTAACCAATGCCATTTATAACAGTGACGGTGCAGCCAAAGAAATGGCAGAGATCAAAATGGATAATCTTCAGCACGATGTCGTGAAACTGCAGTCTGCAATGGAAGGACTTGGAATTACTGCATTCAACCAGGTTGGCGGAAAAATGAGAGGTTTGGTTGGCATCGCAACTGAGACGGTTGGAAAAATTGATGAAAGCTTGCCAGCGGAAAAGGGATCGAAAAGGCTGTCGATAAAATAGAATCAATGGTTGAGAAAGCAAAACCATATTGGGATATTTTCAAAACGGACGCATTGGAAGCGGGAACGGCGCTGGGCGATGCGGCTTGGGCGATCATAGGAGATATCAAGAAGCTTTCAGGTTCTTTTGGCAGCACAGAAAGTATTGAAAATTTCTCTACCACTTTGGGAGAGGTCAAAGATGGAATTGTAGCAGTTTCGGGATTTTTGGAAAAACATTCGGACGCGATTGCAAAAGTAGCGGTGGCACTTCCGAAACTCTTGATTGCATATAAAGGCTTTAAAATCGTTAAGGCTGTAGCACCATTTGTTGGCGCATTTACAGGAGCTGTTGGAGGGCTGGCAAAGGCTGGACTCGGGAAAATCGCACCTGGCTATTTGGTGTTTCAAAAGGCCAGGAGGCGGTTGGAAAATCCAGCGGCGGTAGTGCGAAGAAAATGGTAGCGTCTGCCAAGCTTTTATGATGATGGGCGTTGGAGTGCTGGCGATCAGCGCAGGATTCTACTTGCTTGCACAGTCGGCAATTGCAGTAGCCAATGCTGGTCCGGGGGCAATAGCTGTTTTTGCCGGTTTGATTGGCGTGGTAGTAGGGCTCGCAGTTGGTATGACGAAATTGTTTTCATCTATGTCCGGCGGTTCAAAGAAATTAACAGCGATGGCACCGGCGTTTCTGGCGTTGGGAGCGGCTGTGCTAATGATTAGCGCAGGTTTGGCACTTTTGGCATATTCTTCGATTCAGTTGGCGAGTGCCGGTCCGCTGGCTATTGGCGTAATGGCAGGAATGGCGGTTGCAATTGGCGGCTTGATGCTGGTGGCAAAGAGCGTAGCACCAACACTTTCAGCTGGAGCAGTTGGATTTGTCACATTTGGAGCCGCTGTATTGATTGCGGCGGCCGGAATGGGGCTGTTATCTTTATCGGCCATTAATCTTGCGAGTGCCGGTCCGCTGGCTATTGGCTGTATGGTTGGCATGGTTGCAGCTATCGCCCTGCTGGCAGTAGGCGCTGCCGCTCTCGGCCCTGCATTGACAGCAGGAGCAGTTGGATTTATCGCATTTGGGGCTGCCATTGTTCTGGTAGCAGCAGGAGCATTGATTGCAAGCGCAGCGTTGGCTGTTGTATCCGCTGTTCTTCCTACAATTGCACAGTACGGAGCGCAGGGAGCGGTAGCAATTGCTCAGCTTGGAGCGAGTATGATTGTCTTTGGCACCGGAGCTGCTGTTGGAGGAGTTGGCGCAACCGTGCTCGGAGTTGGTCTTGCGTTGGTCGGCGTAACTGCACTGGCTGCAGCCGCAGGAGTAATTGCATTGTCTGCCGGAGCAGCGGTGCTTGGAGCTTCGCTTGTGATGGCAGGTGCAGGTTTGACGATTATGGGAGCAGCATTTCCACTTGTAGCGGCTGGCGCAAAGGCCAGTGCGGCTGGATTGACGGCATTACTTGGATCTGGTACTGCGGCCAGTGCAGTTTTTGTGATTTTGGCAGGATCTTCTGGCGCGGCAGCTGTAACAGTTGGCGTATTTGCAGCGGCAATGGTGGCCGGAGCCGCAGGAACCGGTCTTATGGTAGTTGCTCTGAAATCAGTAAATTCCAGTATGAAGTCAATCGCCGGAAATGCAAAGAGCGCAGAAAAATCGCTCACGAGCATGAAATCGAGCGTCAATGTTGTAAATTCCGGATTGGATGCATTGGGGAACAAAGCAAAAAACGCTATCAGTGCATTAATTAAGCAGTTTTCTCAGGGAGAAAGCAAGGCAAAAACTTCTGGAAAAGCGGTTGGAAATAATTTCAACAATGGCGTTTCAGCAGGAATGTCAAAGGCGGTCTCTACGGCCGGAACAATGTCAAATTCGATTGTAATTACCATGCGATCATCGGCAGGCGGTGCCTATAACAGCGGCGCATACATCGGAATGGGACTTGCAAATGGTATGGCAAGCCAGGTTGGACATGTAAGAGCAGTGGCGGCACAGCTTGCGGCGGCTGCAGAGGCGGCGATCCGGGCGAGAGCACAGATCCACAGCCCATCACGGGTGACAGATAAACTCGGCAATTATTTCGGTATCGGCTGGGTCAACGGCATTATGGATCATGTGCAGGAGCGAGGCAGGCCGCCATGGAATTGATACAGGTTCCGGAACTTACACCTGCGCCGGAAATCGGAATGAGCCTCCGGTCTGGCTATGAAGATCTGAACGACGACAGCTACCAGTACAGCAGCAATGGAAAATATACCATCTATGTACCTGTTAATCTGGACGGAAGAGAGATTGGAAAAGCGACTGCAACGTATACACGAGAAGAAATTGAGAAACAGGAGACAAGGGAGAACCGAAAGAAAGGCAGGCGAATAAATGTATAACTTTGTAGATACCACAGAGCGATACCCAGGGCAGAACCTGCCTTCGGAGGCTCTCATGTTTAATGGAAGTTATCTTGAGAACGTAATTCCCGGCTATCGGACACTTTATGTGTCCGGCCGGGAAATTTTGGGTACGGAGATTACAGATCTGGAAACAGGCGTGTCTGACGGTACAAAGTATCGACGAAAGCGTTATCAGCCAAGGACTATTGTGGTGGGATATCAGCTGGTAGCCAAAGATAATGCAGCTTTTCGCAGTGCTTACAACAAACTGAATGCTCTTCTGGATGCAGAACAGGCAACCCTTATTTTTGCAGATGAACCGGACAAATATTATATCGGAACAAAGCAGGGAACGAGTGAAGTGCCGGCGGGAAGAAATGCGATCACTGCGGAGCTGGAATTTTACTGCGCGGATCCATTCAAGTATTCGGTGGAAGAATTTACGGTGAATCCGACTGCGGATGACGGAAAAACGTTCATTGTGTCGTACAACGGCACTTATCGGGCCTTTCCAAAGCTTCAGGCAGTAATGCACAGTGAAAATGGAGTAGTAGGTTTTGTAAATGACTCCAAGAAAATTCTTCAGTTCGGTGATCCGGATGAGTTGAACGGAGAAACATACAAAAAAAGCGAACTGATAACAAGCTATGCTGACCAATATGTCTGGTCACAGGATGCGGCGTGGAAAGATGATACAGGGAGCAACTTCTTATACAGTAACAGCAAGACGGCTGGAAAGCTGGGTGTCATGAGCGTAGACAGCATCAAAGGTCTGTATCTGGCCAGCAGTGGATATGTAAGTCCAAACACAAACGGCTGGAATGGAGCTATGAAATCTATTGATGTGGTAGATTCCAATGGAGCAAAGGGAGCGACGCACCTCTATTGTTACATGAACAGCTGGTTTGAAACTGGTCTTATGGGGCAGACGGGCTGCCAGGCGATTGCTTTCTGCGATGCGAACGGAAAAATGATCTGCTGCCAGGAGATATACAAAACCGATACGATCGGAAACACAGCGCACATGAATATGTGGGTAGGTGGAAACAACCCGCGTATCGTCAAAACATATACTTTTGAACCTTGCCATCGAAAAGATGCAAACCCATACAGCCAAACGTATGCGCAAGCGACATGATGAAACATGGAGAGAAAATACGTTTTTCTGGAAGGCAGTTATCCGGAATTTACAGTTCCAGAATTAAAAGATGTGAAAGTGGCAACAGTGAAATTGTATTTGGGACAGTGGGGAAGTCGAAATACAGGAAATCAGCTTGTCACCAGAAATTATTTCCGCGGCATCTTCGTGAGAATTGACAATGTAGAAAAATGGCGTGATATTCCGAATAAATTTTCGGTAAATCAGGTTTTGACAGCTGACTGTAGCAATGGAGAGGTCATGTTACAGGGACTTCCGAGACAGGATCTTGGTGCGTTGGGCAACGATTGGGAGAACTTTTGCCTGCAGCCTGGAATGAATCAGATCCAATGCATTGCATCGGACTGGGCAACACAGCCAACATACACAATGAAATACAGGGAGGTGTTTCTATGATTTTATATTTTGCGGACCGACATATGAATGTCCTTGGGCAGGCAAGCACAGAGCTACCGAAGGGATTGTACATTTCTGATGATCTGAAAACAGAAGAGGTGGAAGCAGGTGTTGCTACACTAGAATTTACGCTGAATTACACGGCGAGCACGCGGAATGATGCGAAACAGTATGGTTCTGTTGGCAATTATATTCTTCGGAAGAATGGCGATGAGCAGGAATTTTATACGATCATTACCAGCGAAGAAAATATTTTCAAACAGGAAGTAGAAATCTATGCCGAGGATGCCGGTATGGATCTCCTGAACGAGACAGTTGGCGAATACAAAGCAGACAAGGCATATCCAGCGAGCTACTATGTTGAAAAATTCAGCGACGATTCCGGCTTTGAAATTGGAATCAATGAGGTCAGCAATTATAACCGGAAACTGTCCTGGGAGGGTGAGACCACCGCTTCTGAGCGTATTTTGAGCGTTGCCACGCAGTTTGACGCGGAAGTTTCCTATACTTTTGAAATCGACCGGTTGAAAATCAAGCACAAATATATCAACCTACATAAGAAGCGCGGCGTAGATCAGGGGCGAGAACTTCGGATCAACCGGGAAGTGAAAAATATCATTGTAAAAAGTTCAGTAGAAGATCTGGCTACGGCACTTTCCGTTACCGGCGGATATCCGGAAGACAGTGAAACGCCGATCAATCTGAAAGGGTATAAGTATGATGACGGTGATATTTATCTGTCCGGCAGCACGATTTATTCCCGGAGCGCGGTGGCAAAATGGAGCCGGTATCTTTCCGAGAAAGGGAATGGAACTGGGCATATCGTCCAGACGTATACTTATGATACTTTAAGCCAGTCGGAGCTGTGCAACCGTGCTGTATCCAAGTTGAAAAAGATCTATGATGCTGCGGTATCCTATGAAGTGGAGCTGGCATATCTGCCGGATGGAATCAAGATCGGCGATACAGTCAATATCGTAGATGACACCGGAGAACTGTATCTGTCCGCGCGGATCATGAAGCTGGAATCTTCGGTTGCGAACGATGAATATACCGCGACACTTGGGGATTATAAGGCAAAATCAAGCGGTATATCAGATAAAATGGTGGAACTGGCTTCACAATTTGAAAAACTGGCAAAGAACCGGACGTTTTACACTTGGGTTGTGTTTGCTGATACGGAAACGGGCGGCGGAATATCGCTCAAATCAGCTGGAAAGACATACATGGGTATCGCATACAATCAGACGACAAAACAGCCGGTACTTACAGACCCGAGCATCTATACCTGGGTAAAGGTTGTTGGAGAGCAGGGAATTGCGGGAGAGCCCGGAAAGAATGGTCTGACTAGTTTCTTCCATGTGAGATATGCTGATGTTCCGAACCCGACAGCAAATCAGTTGCGGAAGGATACAGGAAAATATATCGGTACCTATGTGGACTATATATTGGAGGACAGTACAGATCCGACCAAGTACACCTGGCGAAAATTTCAGGGCGATGACGGAGAGGACGGCGCCGATGGAACCCCTGGAGAAAACGGTGCGAATGGTGAAACCAGTTATCTGCATATCGCTTATGCAACAAGCGCGGATGGAAAGACAGGCTTTTCGACAACCAACGCCGTCGATAAAACGTATATAGGCAATACGTGGATTTTACCAAGGCTGACAGCACCAATCCGGCGAAGTATCGTTGGAGCAAATTTCAGGGCCGAAAGGAGATAAGGGAGATCCGGGCGAGCAAGGACTGCGCGGCCTGCAGGGCGATAAGGGTGATCAGGGAATCCAGGGACCAAAGGGCGAAAGTGGCAAATCCACGTATACGCATATTGCTTATGCAAATAGCTCTGATGGAAAGGTCAGTTTCTCCGTTTCTGATTCGGATCGTGATTATGTCGGAATGTATGTAGATGAGGTCGTAGCGGACAGCACAGACCCAACGAAATATGCTTGGAGTAAGATTAAAGGTGCCGATGGTACGCAGGGAATCCAAGGAAAGCCGGGAGCAGATGGAAAAACACCGTATTTTCATATCGCTTATGCAACGAGTGCGGATGGAAAGACAGGCTTTTCTATTACTGAATCAACCGGTAAGACGTACATCGGTGTGTATACGGACTATACAAAGGAAGATTCTACCGACCATCTAAATACAAGTGGACAAAGATTCAAGGACCGCAGGGCACGCAGGGACTGCAGGGAATCCAGGGACCACAGGGGGAGCGAGGTATTGCTGGAAAAGATGGACAGAACGGAGCTACAACATATTTTCATATTAAGTATTCTGCAGTTTCGAATCCGACGTCTGCAAGCCAGATGACAGAGGTTCCCAACACTTATATTGGTACCTACGTGGATTTTACGGAAATGGATTCAAACGATCCTGGAAAATATACATGGTATAGGCTTCAGGGGTTACAGGGCGAAAAAGGTACGCAGGGCCTTCCTGGGAAAGATGGATCGAACGGAAAAACTACCTATCTTCATATCAAGTATTCCAATGATGGGGGTAAAACTTTTACAGCGAACAGTGGTGAGACACCGGGAGATTATGTTGGAACATGTACCGATTTCAATCAGACGGATCCGACGACAGTTGGCTCGTATATATGGGCTAAAATTAAGGGAGAACAGGGTCCGCAGGGCTTGCGCGGCCTGCAGGGTGAAAAAGGTGACCAGGGAATTCAGGGACCCAAAGGCGCTGACGGAAAAGATGGAAAAACGACGTATTTTCACATCAAATATTCTGCGGTTTCGAATCCGACCTCTGCGTCTCAGATGACAGAGACACCGTCAAAATACATTGGAACGTATGTGGATTTTACACAGACGGATTCGGATGATCCGAAGAAGTACAGCTGGCAGCAGCTGGAAGGTTCGCAGGGGCCACAGGGAAAACAGGGAATTTCAGGTACCAATGGAGCAGACGGGAAAACCAGTTATCTGCACATCAAATATAGCAATGACGGTGGGAAGACATTCACCGGGAACAGTGGTGAGGATATTGGCGCTTATATCGGAACATGCGTGGACTATGCAAAAGATGATCCTACAAGTGTCGGAACGTATAAGTGGGCGAAAATCAAAGGCGAGGCTGGAGCCAAAGGTGATAAGGGTGATACGGGTAAGGGGGTTAAATCGACATCTGTTGCATACCAGGTTTCAACTTCCGGAACAACAGTTCCAACTGGCACATGGTCTGGGTCTGTGCCATCTGCATCCGCGGGGCAGTATCTGTGGACACGTACAATCATCACTTACACTGACGACACAACATCCACGATATATAGTGTCGGCCGTATGGGAACCAATGGTGCAAATGGCACCAATGGAAAGAGTATTGGATCAGTAGTCAATTATTACCTGGCAACGGCATCTTCCAGCGGAGTTACAACGGCGACGAGTGGATGGACAACAGCTGTCCAGTCGGTGTCTGCGGCTAAGAAGTATCTTTGGAATTATGAGGTTGTGAAGTATACCGACGGAACCGTGGCGAGTACAACTGCGCCTTGCATCATTGGATCATACGGTGATCGGGGAAGTAAAGGGGATAAAGGTGATACCGGATCAACCGGAAATGGTATTAAGAGTATTACCGAGCATTATGCAGTCTCCGCGTCAAATTCGACTGTTCCTACCTCATGGTCGTCTACGGTTCCGACAATGACAGAGAGCAATAAATATCTCTGGAACTACGAGACAATTACTTATACAAATGGGACAAACTGTAGACACAACAAAACGAGTTATCGGTGTATATGGTAACAAAGGTGCTACTGGTGCCACTGGTTCACAGGGATATAGTCTTGTAGCAAATGTAGTCAGAGATGCCTTCACCGAGTCTCAGTGGACGGCATACGGAACTATTAATCACGAAGAAACTTGGTCTAGTACATCTGGTATCCGTAATGGCTGCCGAATCGGGGATATGTTCGCGATCGTTGGAACGGCAACAGATACAAAAAATGCTCATGTTGCTTATTATCGGAGTAATACTGCATCTGGAGATCTGAAAGGTTTATGCATAAGCCATACAATTATCCCGAGGGGTGCAACAGGAGCTACAGGTAGTAAGGGGGATAAAGGAGCAACTGGTCCTCAGGGACCACAAGGTCCTCAAGGTGTAAAAGGCGATAAAGGTCCTCAGGGAGATAAAGGTGACACTGGCGCTGCAGGACCACAGGGCCCACAAGGAGTTGCCGGTAAAGATGCAAATCAAGTTGTACATACAGTAAACGGAAACGGAGAGACAAATCTTTATGTCGAATTTGCCACAATAAAGATCACCGGTGCATACGCAAATCAGCCAACCACATTTAAACTCGGCGGCAGAGGTTTTGAAATAACAGATGTGCAGTTTAGTTTTGCGTCTGGAAATACAATCGACCCTGGATTAGATTTTCTAAGGTCTTCCGGCGGATGGCCATTATGGATCTATAAAAAGGCTACTTCGACGTGGGGCCTTATAACAAGATTAAATGAATCGTGGGGACATCTGAGAGTATTTAACTATACTCAAGGTTCTGGCCCATATACAGTGATGTGGACATCAACCAAATTAGCTTCTTTACCATCTGGTTCAATTAATGCGAATCCTTTACAAGCAGCAAAAACAGCCACCAACTTTATGCAGTTTACTGATGGGACCGGATTGGAAGTTGGTAATAAA